TCCAAAGTATACCTTGTCCATCCATTTGTTTCATCGTATACAGCCTCAAGTTCCATAGTGGCAACTTTTGCACCGTGAACTGGGTGAGACATGTAAATAATAGCCATAATTTAAAGAAGGGGGTGATTAGCCCCCTTTGGTTTAGGCAGTGATGCCGATGTTTTTCAACGCTGTACGAAGAGCATTGATGGCGGTTGCCAACTCAGTTCCCGTAGCAGTGTTGCTAACCGCAGTAATGGCCGCCGCTTGTGTAATTGGGGTAGTTCCATAGAACCCCGCAGTTCCACCAGTTTTGCCCATAATTGCACCATCAAGTTGTGCGTCTTCAAACGCAACGCCTACAGCTTTTGTATTTGGCATAATGTTTTTCCTGTTAAAAATAGGAGCCGAAGCCCCTATTTAAATTTAGGCTACGCGATACATAGAGTAAGCAGCGTCACCAGTTTTGCGGAACAAGAACTGCGCCGCGCCACCAACACCAGCCGCACTGCCCGTAATAGCAACAACCAAGTTGCCAACCGCAGTAATACCAGTGCCTACAGCCATTGTGATCAACCCAGTTGAAGTACCTAAGTTGATAACTGTCAGCTCAAACGTGCTGTTGACTTTTGCGTTGGTAAACACCGCATCAATTGCAGTAGCAGTTGGGAGCGTGTAAGTTGCCGCTGTGGTAGACGGATTGCCCACCAAAATGCCACCAGTGGTTTGTGCAACGGTCAGGGTAGCCGTAGCAGTAGCCGTTTGTGGCGCTGCTTGAACGCCCATAACGATTTCATTGGTATTGCCATCGGTGAATTGATATCCACCACCAGAATTAGGGAGAGCCATGATAAATTTCCTTAAAAAGAGTTACGGAATGAAGCCCCCGAAGGGGCATTCAATTTAGCCCCAAATGCGGCAAGCCATTTGTGGACGGATGGTGCTGTAGCCATACAGTACGTCAATACGGCAAGGCATTCTGTCGTTGTTTATGTCATATTGCCTAACGACACGAAGGGAAATGCCGTTATGAACCGCACGAGCAGCCATGTCAACACCTTGTGGGAGCAACAAGTCAGCAGTAGCGAAAGTGATCGCATCTTTGTGGTAGACCAAGTTCTGTGGGTACTGAGTAGAAGCTGTTCCAACAAACACAACTGCTTTGCTTGTAGCAGGCAATGTCAACATGGTTGCCAAAGCGCTTGATGCTGAGTACATAGGAGCCACAGTCACGGTAGCAGTTGTAGTGCTTGTTGAAGAAGCTAAAACCACGAACTGGAACAACGAACCTGTGGATTCACGGGTCTGTGGGTTCACAGCGTAGCAATCAGCAATCGTAAACACGTCACCAACAGCCAAAAGTTCACCAGAACCGACAGTCAATGTCAGGGTAGAAGAACCTTCAGTGGTCACAGCAGCGCCAGTGGTGTTACCCGTAGCGGCGCGAGTTCCAGTAGTGTGTTGCTTGATTGACTGAGACATGTTGACTTCATCAAAGCCCAACACGCCAGTACCCATCATGCCATTACGGAATTGCTTGCTGATAGTGTCTGTAGGATTGAACAAACCTTTCATGCCTTCAACCAAGCCAGCGTTAGCGGCAGGGTTTACGGTAGCGTAACGTGGTGACATCACAGCGGCGTTCTCGTTCAGTTTCTGTTGGGCTTGCAACAAGACCAAAGAAGTAGAAGGGGTGGTGCCTGGTGTGCCAACGGTGTTACCAATGGTTTTGTAAGCATTAGCAACGTCAGCATCAATAGAAGATGCCAATTGGCTAATACGGGGCTTCAACACACGCTCTGCGAAGTCATCCAATTGCATGGTCAATTCAGCAGATGTGAAGTTGACACCGATATGCTTTTGGCTGGCTACAGACAAAGTGGTGTATTGCTCGTTGTCATCTTGGACTTGGAGCGCTGCGCCATCAGTCACCAGAGCGCGGTCAGGTAAACGGATACGGAGAGTTGAACCGATCTTTGCACCTTCGACAGCGAAGCTATCGTCGTACTGGCGGTTCACGTTACGGGTGAGTACTAGGTTGTTCTCGAGGATTTCGAGAGCCTTTCTAGTAATCATGTCAATGGTTAAGATACTGTTAGACATGGAAAAAATCCTTTAAAAATTGATTAGCGGTTCTGTGCTTCCCACTTTTTACGCTGTCTTGCTCTCTCTGCTTCAATCCACTGCGAATCCGTCATGGTCTTGGAAGACCTTGGGTCTGTAGTGTCATAAGCAGGCGATCCAGTAGATCGAGCAGTGACAGGCGAAATAGGTGCTGGCGCTGAAGTTGTTCTCTTAACTGGGGGATCAGATGCTAATTTAGCTTCAATCTTCCCAATTTCTTTTGCCTGACCAAGCGCTGACATGCGTGAGATGCGATCTGCTTCTTTAGGGTTAGAACCGAGGTAGTAAGCTAACTCAGGACCAACATCCGAAGATTGAATCGTTTCAGCCATCACGTTGGTGATTGAAAGTTTTGGGTTATACGCGACTTGTTCAAAGTCATCGTATTTACTCCTAGCTTCTTCTTCACGGTCGTGATAACTCTCAAGAACTTCTGATCTTTGCTTTTCAGCATCACGCTGTGCGACTAGTTGTTGTGCTTTCTGAAGTGCCAATGCGTCTGCATAGGCTTCAGTAGACTCAAACTGGTCAACGGATGCTATTGGCGCTGATCTCAACGTCTGTTGTTCAGACTGACGCTGTGTCTGCTCTCGTTCCCACTTACGTTGCTCTCTTGCGAGGCGTTTGCCTATCGCAGCGTCTAGCTCTTCTTGTGTGAAGGTCTTTGATACTACTTCTGGCGTTTCCGACGTTTGAACTTCAGTCTCTGGGGTGGCCGTCACCGTAGGAGCTGGCGCGGAGTCAACTTCCGCTAGGTTTTGTTGGACTTCTTCAGTCATTTCAATGAATCCTTCGATTCCTCGGTGAACCTCACCGATACGGTTTTTACAAATATATCAGATATCTTGGTTAAACGCTAATTTCAATCCAAGAGGTTGTTGATTCATCCCATTGATAACGCTTGTTATCAGTAGGCATTGGAGTTGGTGCAGACCATAGGCAAGTCTCCTCGCTCATAGCCCATGATGGATATGGTTGTGGTGGTATGAACGCATCACGACCTGAGTCATAGGTGTAGCCGATACCAGCGTAGTTCTTACGCAAAGGTGTACCGCCATTGGCGTGAACACCGCCATGCGTGTTGTATGAGGTTTGCACCCAGCCAGTTCCAAAGATGCCAGAGTCAATGACATCTTGTTCGGCAACTATGACCTGAGTGACTGTTCCGTTTTCTACTTTTGCGAAGTGCATTTGTTTCTTCTTACGCTGTATATGAACCAGAACTGGTAAATTTCAAAATTGTGTTTGATCCACTAGTTGTTACTGTTGGACTTCCTGTGGTTGTGCCTGTGTATTTGGATGTTGGGATTGACAAAATAACGACACCAGAACCGCCAGTGCCCCCGACAGACGCAGCCCAATCGGATGCTGTACCGCCACCACCACCGCCCAAATTAACAGTTCCATTTCCACCATTTGTATCGGTTGATACGCCATTTCCACCGCCACCAGAACCGCCAGTGCCAGGTGTAGTGTTGCCTTGTGGGTTGTAACCCGCACCGCCACCACCGCCAGCGTAGGTTATTGAACTGCCCGTTATGGAAGACGCAGAGCCAGCGCCGCCATTGCCAGAAACTGAGCCAGACCCGTTACCACCTACTGCGCCCGCACCGCCACCACCACCTGATGGGTAAGGATTACCAGCACCAGCCCCGCCATTATTTCCTTGGCCTGATGTTCCATTACCAACAGTGCCACCGCCACGAGAGCCACCGCCACCAGAACCGCCATTACCGCCATTACCACCACCACCGCCCAATGCAGTAATAGTGGAAAAAACAGAATTACTTCCGTTTGTGGCAGTACCGCCACCGCTTCCTGCACCACCACCACCTACGGTAACAGAGTAAGAAACGCTTGGGCTAAGAGAAAATGTGCTTGTTAAAAAACCACCAGCACCACCACCGCCTTCTGCGCCTCCACCGCCACCAGCAACAACTAAATAACTAATATCAATTGTTGGCGCAATACCAGTTAACAAGAAGTTTTTAGCGGCAAACATTATGGTGTGTAACCTTGGGCAATTGAACCGTACCAGTTAGTACCGTCAGCAATGAAGGTCAAGATATCCATCTTCCCAGCAGTTGCTGTAATCGTAGGAGCGCCAGCCGTACCCCATTTGACCGAGGTAAATGTTGCTGTGCCATTACCCGTAGAAGCCGCTTGTTTAAGTAGCAACACAAAAGACTTGCCCGCCACGTTTGCAGGCATTGTGAATGTGCAAGCTGTGGATGCTGTCAGGGTTGCAGTTTGTACCGTACCATTGGTTAATGCCAAGGTAGATGTGCTGGTAACTGTGCCTATAGCAACAACCGCTTCAACATAGTTAGTCACTGTTGGATTGTTAAATAAGCCGTTAGCGCTTACCTTGGTAGTTGCGCCACTTTGCACAATTGGCAATACCTCAGTACCCGCTAGGGGGACTGTTGCGCTCGGTAGAGCAGAGATTTTTGTATCAGCCATTTATCACTCCAACAAAATTAGACCGCCATCCTCTTGAACGAGGTTGTCACCGATCTCAGTTAAAAGATTGCCCTGCACCGTTGCATCGGCATACCCAGACAAAAAGGAAATAATGCTTCCAAGACCAATGGAAACACCGTTCCGAATAGGGATGCCAAAATAACTCATTGTGAGTTCATTGGTTTGCAGTAGATCGTGCCACCAGTAGACACTTGAATTGCACTCACGCGCCATGTGCCACTAACAGTAGCAGGCACTTTGAATGGAATCGGTGTAAATGGTGGGATCGGTGTGCTGGCTGTTGTGGCTGTAACGCCTTCACCAACCAACACATAACATGCTTGATCAGACCAAACCACCACGCCTTGAGCGCCAGCAGGCCAGACACCAGTTACGCCAGCAGTGCCAGTGTAAGAAATAGACCTAGCTGGGAAATTACTGTCTGCTAATGGGTTTAAAAGTTCCATGATGTGTCCTTATGCCAAGAATTTTAGTTTATACAACGTGCGGAGATAGACTTCAATGATATTGTCAATGAGTTGTTGCAACGACATATCATTCTTATCCACCACTTCGTACCGCGCATCTTCGATTTGTTTCAAAGAGTCTTCTAAGAATTCTTGAATGTTAGATGTTTTCTTTGCCGAATGCAAAGTTATTGGCCCAATTAGACCATGACGGCCTTGGTAGGCTTCAGCAAAATCGTCCGCTGCGCCAACAATTCGCTCATAAAAGATATTTAGCGCCATGTGTTTGCTAAAACTGCGAGTGTTCAGATGCACCGAGTGAGCAACATCACGAGCTAAAAACAATAATCCTAGAAAATCAGCGGCTTTCATTGGGGCATTCCTTGTGGTGGCATCATCTCTGGGGGCATTCCCTGTTGTTGATATTCAGCAGATTCGGGCATCATTTCCATTGGCATAGATTCTTCACGCATTTCAGGCATTTGGTTCATCATGTTCTGTGATTCCATCGCCGCGGCTACCACTCCCATAGCAATATCTTGGATTTGCTGTTCGCTCATGCCAGCTTGTACGGCAGCGATACGCTTAGTCTCTGCCTCATACATTTTGACTTGGGCTTCAAAGTCTTTGCGTTCTTGTTCTTGCATCTCAATAGATTTGCCCACGTTTTGGATCATTCCATGCATGGCTTCCATCTCTTGACCCATAGCTTGGATTTGTTGTTGCGCCGCTTGCAGTGCTGGGTCTTCATCCCCGTCCGACAAAAACTTAGGATCAATGGTTTTGGCAAAGCGCTTGGACATTTCTTGAGCGCCTGGCCAGTCCATGTTCTTGATAAACAAGTCACCAGCCACCGCCCACAGTTGGGGATTGCCTTGCAGAAGTTGAGCCATCGCCTCTAAAGCCTCTTGGCGCTTGGTGGCGTAGCCTGGTCCTGTTGTCGCAACGACATCATATTTACCAATGCTAGGGTTATAAATCTTCTCAATCACAATACCTTGTTGGTCAACAATCTTGTTAACTGGTTGTGGTTGATCGGGATTGATCTTGACCATCTTGGTTTCGCCATCCTCACCGATAACTCGCGCAATGCGTTGGGTATCGTAGATTTTGGGAATTAGGTCAATCAGTTGACGCGCAATGTGCTTAACACCACGAGCGAGGTTGTCACCATAGTGGTAAGTTCCA